TTAGTCAATGCGGATGCACCAGACCACTTCGCTATTTGTCCAGTTGTTCCTGAACCAGTAACACCACTAGTTTCAATAGCATCTACTCTATAGTCTAGAGACGTAACAATAGGAGACCCATCAATGCCTACTTTGGCTTGAAGAGCTTCTACTGCATCATTTACATCTGCATGTTGGTCTGAGTGTACTACGGTAATGGTGTCTAAGTCATCAGATGCTGTTGGGTTAGTGAAATCATCTAAACCCGTTGGAAAAAGTGTTGTCATTAAGCTGGTTCCTAAATTTAGTTCTTGTTGTATAAGAGCTTCATCGTTCCTACTGCTACAGTATAAACATCCGTTGCGGTTGAAATCTCGCATTGATGGCTATATAGAGCTGGAGCGATGCTTGTTGTATCTGCTGGGGTGAATGTTATAATTATCTGACCGTTAGATGGAGTAGGAACTGTAAGTCCGCTTACTAAACTTTTAGTTAGAATAGACTCTTTTGATGTTTGCTTGTATGCTGTCCACTCTATAGTAGTATATGGTGTTAAATCAACAACAGCATCGTTGCAATCATAAACAGTTATAATCACTTGTAAACTGTTCCCAGCGTACAACGAAAAATTTTGTCCTTCTCTAGTTACCATAATATAAGTTCCTTTTTAATTAGTCTTTGCTCAATTCATAAAAAAGGAGGCGTGCATCTGACACTGTGAGCTTATGCTCTACTTCCTCCATAATCTTTACTTGCTTACTAGTTAGCTAATACCACCGATTACATGGATACCATCAGCACGGTCAATTATCATCATTGCTATTATCATAGTAGCTCTTTATCTACTATTTCTCATACTTATACTTCGTATGAGATTAGACTATATCTTCTTCCCTTTAGGGGGTTGCCCCGCGCTCGTGGAGGATTTTATTTCACCTCTAGTCGTTACACCTTCCAAATAAATTTGGCTTGGTTCGGTATTCCCATCACAGGGTTCACCGAGTTCACGGAGTTTTAGTTCGGCCTTGATAATTGACTGAAACTTATTTAGGTATTCGTATTCTTTAAATTGCACTTCAGAGTGATGCTTATGGCATAAAGATATTCCGTTATCAGTGTCATAAGTTTTTTCAGGATAGTCTCTTTTAGGGAGTATGTGGTGAGCGGCTAGTCTATAATTACTACCACATATTACACACACTCTACCATCCCTTTCTTTTACAGAACTTTCCCAGTCTTTCCACTCTTTAGTAGCTGTTATTCTTCTATCTTGCTTCATAGCTTTCCAGTTATGATTTCTATCCTTCTTCTGTGAACAACTTCCACAGAAGACACTTGCTTTTAGAACTCGCTTACCACAATCACTACATCTTCCAGTTTTTCTATATTTGTCTACATCAAGTAGGTATTTATTTCTACTTCTGCATTTTCCACATAGTCCATCACGTTTAGAAGATTTTATTAGTTTAAATTTCTTATTGCATTGATTGCATATAGTAAGCATACCAACAACTTTCTGATTTAGCTGATGTTTCCAATTACATGAATGCCATCTGCCTTATCAACTAAGAGACCGAACTGTTGATAGAGTTCCAAGAACCACTGAGGCGGTGTGGGGTTCATATCAGTCCACTGTTTCTCACGCACGTCACCGTATGTGATGAATTCGCCAACGTTCTCACCAATAACAAGAACCTTGTCAGAGGGCAGAAGAGCGTTGTAGTCTTCGGGATTGTCATAAACCTGGTCTAAAGCGATAATAGGAGCACCGTAGTACTTACCCAACCAACCAGTAGCCATGATTTCACGAATGTTATCAGGAATTTCTGTAAAGGTTGTACCATCGTTATAGAACGCACCAAACTTAGTAATCGGGGCAAGAGCCGCACGAGTACCCACAACGGCTTTTACGCCAGAAGTGTTTTGGTTAATTGTGTCAATAGCATTTTCCAATGCTGTCGCGGTCAATGCCCCACCCATAGCTGTATAGTTAGAGGGAGTGTTTCCCGCTGTCCAAACAGTTGAGAGAGCTGTGAACACCTTACCGAGATAGTAATCTCTAAGCTTGGCACTCATTTCACCACGAATATCTTCTACTGAACCCAGTTCACCGGATTCCAATTCCCACTCATTGTAAGTTACCTTGACATCAGCACCGTCCAACACATAGTTGATACGGTCACTTACTGTCACTTCACTTGCCAAATGAATAGCACCTGGAACCAAAGTGCGAACCTTAATTCCCTTGCGTACTTTCTTTACGAGAGCATCACCGGGGTTCAAGGAACGTGCGTTGAGCAAAAGACTAATGAAATCTGCTGTAATGTGATTCGGCTGTACATACTCAATGATGAGTTCAGCCAGAGCATCGCGGTTTCCTGCCTTCAGTAACTCAGCGATAGCTTCCTTAAGTTTCAATTCATCCATCTTTTAAAATCCTCCAAAAATTTATTCGACTCTGATAGTCAGAGCACCTGTCGAGCTATCATACTCAACAGTACGACCAATCACGCCAACAACGGCTGTGGCTTGGTACTTAGGTTTACCTGCATCTGTCGTATCATCTGCTGTGTTAGCAACGATAAGAGCAGCACCCGGAGTTTCCAGGTTAGCGTTATAAACATACTGACCAGAAGGAAGTGTCACTGTTGCTTCCGTAATGGCGAGGGCTTTATAACCAGAGGGGATGGTCTGACTTTCCTGATTTCCAGGGTGTGTCAGCCACATCTTTACGCCAGTCAGCGGGCCTTGAGTTCCGTTGACGAAACCGCCACGAAAATCGTAGTCTGAGCTGGGGTAATCAACGATAGGTGTCGGTCTGTTATCTACAGAGAAGGTAATGCAAAAGTTAGCTCGTTTAGCCTCTTCCGCTGTAGCGGGAACTTTCGCACCCGGCAAATCGGCATCTGTGTTGGAAAAATATGAGCCACCTGCGGCGTTAGAAGTCAGTACGACAAAGCGACCTTCCACAATGTCAGCCTGTGCGACTACACCAACGATGTCTTCAAACTTATTGATTTCCATTATTATTTACTCCTTAGTTTTTCTTAGCGTGTTTGGAACGAAGTTCTGCGGCTAAATCTTTAGGAGAAACAGCCTCACTATCACCACCCAACGCTGGGATTCTTTTAGTTTTAGTAGAAGCTGTTGCTTCAGTGCTTTCTGCGAAAGCCTTAAGCTCCTGAATCATAAACTCAATAGCACTTTCTTCGAGACCAAGCAATTTCTCACTATTAGTTTCAAAGTACTCTTCGTCTTTTTCCAGACCTGCTTCAACAAACATTTCTTTAACTTTGTCAAGCTTCTCAACCAATTCTTTCTCGGCATCAACAGATGCTTTGAACTCTTGGAGAGGAGCAAGCTCGGTTTCAAGTTCTTTCTTTTCTTGTGAGAGAGCTTCAAATTCAGCTACTTTAGTAGCCAATGCTTCTTCAGCGGCTACCTTAGAAGCCAGAGCCTCATCACGTTCAGCCTCAAGTGTTTCCACCTTAGCTTTCAATTCTTCTGGGTTCACTTTATATTCCTCCAAATTTTTTCCTGATTCACCATCTAACTTACTAGTAGAAACATCTAGGATACTAGCTCCAGATTCAAACTTCTCAATCAGATTAGACAAAATTAGTTTCTTATCCTTAATGACTTGCATAGGGAGATTTGATTCTCCAAGTGCTGCCATAGATTCATAGACTTTTGCTTTGTCTACCATCCCGTCTGCATCAATGTAGGGGAACATACGCTCGCCCTCTCTATCAACATATAAAAATGATTCGTCTGTAAGTTTATCAATATAGGCCTTGCTCCATTTCTTAGCCGCTACGGATAGGAAAGAAGTTCGTCCTTGATAAGCTGGCATCCCTACTACGGTTGCTGCTTTTAGAACAGTACCATATAGGTCTTCGCTACCTTCTTCAGTGTTGTACTTTGAATCTCCATAGAGAATTTCCCAAGAGACATCAACAGGGAGTTGTTTCTTAAATCTCTCACGAATGTATTCTACATCGGAAGGTCGCTCTTCACCCCAGAGGGCAGCCAAAGCTACGAGAGCCTTAACACCATCTTGAGTTTCTACTTCCTTAAGGTGTGTAATAACACCTAAAGGTTTGGAGTCGTCGTGACCAGGTTTAATTTCGCCTAGAGCCATCTTCACCGGCATGTGAATACCGCTTTTTATAAGATTAACGAATTCCTCTTGAGGAACTCTCTGGCTATTAGCATTTTTTCTATCATCTGTTAGGACGAATTTCGCCCAAACAACAGTAGGGTTCAACATAAATGAAGCAAACGCTTCTCCCATCTCGGCAGAAACCTCATCTTCACTAATTAATTGTACCACATCTAGCAGATTACTGTCCATTCTAGCTGTTTTTTTAGTCATATTTACTCCGTAGAGTCAGGTTTTTGTTCCTGACCCACTACTTTCTCGTCACCTTTATCAACATTTTCGTCAGTATTAGTGTCTGTATTCTCGTCATCCATTAGCACAGAATTCTTGCTGTTAGGTGTCGGGCCGAACTCTGGCAAACCTTTAGACTCAAGAGTCTTCTGCTCACCAGCCATCAGGTCTGCTTCAGCGTCGAAGTCGAAACCCAACTCTGCAGCAAACGATGTTCGACTTATTCCAGCTACGTCATACAGCTTAGTCAAACCCGCAAGTATTTCTGAGAATTTGTGGAGATTTATAGCCTTGAACTGCACATCAGGAACGCTTTTAAATCCGTTCCTCTTTGAAATCTCAATGCAAATGTCCTTTAGCACCTCCAAAATCTTTCTCCTGTAGGTCTCTGCTGTTTTCAGTGGCGAGAGTGTAGCTATTTCTGAATCTGAAGTTCCACTTCTAAGAGCTTCTCCGGTAATTAGAACCCTTGGAAACCCCAGACCAAATAATATTTCTTGATTTATGTCATTATATTTTTCCATATCAAGTAGAGCAGTTACTTCTGGGAATACCCATTTTATATCTACTGTATGGTTCGTTATTAGCTGGAAAATTCTTTCCAGAGTTTGTGTATTACTTCCCCTCATTCTGAGTTGCGCTCTAATATCCTCAACGAACTCGTTGTCTTCATCCGTATCATTGATAGGGAAATCATCCGAGCCAAGCTTAACGTGCATGATAGCACTAATAACTTTATCTACGATTGAGTAATCCATTCTTCGTAGCTTACGTTTGTGATGTAAAGCCTCTAAGGATGAGTTAATATATGGAATTGGATATGGATTATCGCTAGTGTACTTCCTTCGGAAAACTAAATCGTTCTCCAGTAGTACTTCTGTTTCCCCATCCAGAATGTCTTGAACAAACTCTGGATAGTATTTTACTAGCAATTCATATAATTCTTTGTCCTCTTTGCCGTCAGCATACTTACCCTTTCCAGTAATAAACGCTAACAATTCTCTAGGAACTTTAACGAAGTAGGAAGGTTTGTCTCCTAGCATTGAAGTATATATCTTCATTGTTGATGGGTCTCTCACCCACATAGAATCAGGAAGTTCCAGACTCTTATATCTCTTTACTCCCAAGGAGAAGAGAAAATCTTTGTCAACCTTGTTGTATCCAATCTCAGGCACAACTAACCCGGACAGGAGGTATTCTGTTGCCATTTGCTCTGCAAACTCAATGAGCTTGGGCTTTATAGCTTTGAACACTCTGTACTCATTTTCAGATAACTTGTTCTTAGAAAATACTAAATCATTTACACCAATCTCTACTAGCTTATCTATAACTGTAGATACTAGAGGTTCTGTTCTGTAGAAGAATCTACAGTGGTCAATTGATTTTATAAAAGCATCTCTGTCCCTAGTTACTGTTTTGAACTTTGGTACTTCCGTCCAAGGATTGTCCGTCTGTGTTAAGAGTTCAGATACGGCGAGGTTCTTTGTTATCTTTGAAGCAATAGGAGACGATGCTCCTGTAGCTTCTTTCATTGCTTGTTTTTTAGCCATAGTTAAATCCACCGTGCCTTAATTAATTTGATTTTAGGTGTTGCCTTTAAGAATTCATTGGTCATATGGTAAGCACCCAATCCACACAAGAGGGCGGCTGTAAAGTGGTCTTCACCTCTTTTGCCTCCACGCTCTGTAATGGTCTTGTACACAATGTCTCCAGTTGGGGTTCTAGTGTACGTCATTCGTTCTAGTTCAGTAACCATATCAGAATCAGTAGACGAAAAAATCAGTCTGTGATTGTTTGACATTTCCTGAAGTATTGAAACAAAGAAAGGCTTTGTCTTTACTTTGTTCTCCTTGCCATCTAAATCAGTGCCAATTACAACAGATGATGAGAAGTTCACTGGGTACAATCTCTTTGCGTACTGCTTATGAGAGTACTCAGCACCTTCCTGCATCTCCTGTATTAGAGATAACCCAGCATTACCTTGGTCAACTCCTATCAGTAATGGTTCAAATTTAGTATCTAAGAAATCAATTATCTTTTCCTGTATAGGATAGGATACCTTTGCCAATCTAATTCTAGCATGAAATCTTATTCTATCTTTCCCATCTAAGTACATAATAATTATAGCTGTTGGTTCTGTATATCCTAAGTCTATTCCAAAAAGAATTCCATAGTGCTTCTCTTTTATTGAAGGGAGTAAGTCCATTTTACTAAATATTTCCCCAACGTCTGATGTTTTGATTCCGTCTATTGCAATCTGAAATACTGGATAGTTCTCCATCTTCATAAGACTTCTATCAAATAATGAATATACTGGCTTTCCATGTTGCCCAAGCACTAGATGAAGATAATCTTCAGAGTCTTTTCCACCATACTGTTCCTCTGCTCTTTCAGCATCTGCATCAGTAAATCTAGGATTCTGCATGGAGTTAATCCTATGCTTAGTATAATTATCATTCTCCATATCTACGTGATAACAAACATTGCCCTCACGCATACCTGTTGGAACTCCTGAACACATTAGTCTATATCCTGGAGTCCACGTATTCATAATTGGTTGCATCTCGGTAAATGTACCCCAAGGATAATATCCGTCTTCATCCAAAACTACAAACGGAGTATGAAGACCAATTACGTTTGCCCCAGTTCCACTCTGACCTGCTATACGGCACATTAGCTGTGCGTTGTTAGACATCTTTACTGTGAAGTCAGAGCTATTAAATCCTCCCCTAGAGTCAATCAGCTTCTTGATAAAAGAATTACTCCTGTAGGTTCTAAGTATCTTTGACCATACCGGCTCAAGATGAACCTTGCTAGGAACTGTGTACACAACATAGTCTTTTGGAAATATATTGAATACTAATAACCACGTAATCAAACCCACTATGAGTTCCGACTTACCTACAGCACGACTACAACACAAACTTACATATGGATTGAAGTCACAGGCAAATTCTTTCTGATACCAAGTCCATTCAAATGGTTCTATAATATCATTTTCTGCCCTATCAACATTATAAATAAACTCTGTAGATAGAACAGGATTTTTTAGAATCTCATATAGGGCCAGGTCTTCTTGCGTTACCTTTTCCTGTACTGCCATTATTTACAAACTTTCTATAACTCTCTCACTAATCCCTACATTAGCCACTGTGCAGAACTTGCGAACTGTGTCTTTATCTGTAGCTGAAAGAAAATTCTCCAATCGTACAGGAAGAAACCCTTCATCCATCTTCTGCGATTTATAGTTCTTACCGCCAACCGTTTTGATTTCAGAGTCAGGGAAGACCTTCATCAACAGGCTCTTAGTAGAAGCTAGTTTCTTCATATTCTTTTCTGAGTATATTAAAAATTTCATCTTTTATCTCTCCAATAGTTAATTGTTTTTTCTTCTCCATCTCTAGTTTCAATCTTCAATGGAGCAAGTTTAGTTTCCTTTGCGAACTCTCCACCCCACTTTTCTTTATAATAATCTCTACTGTTCTCAAAGTTTTTATTAGTGCTACCGCCGCTTCCTTGGTGAATAACTCTGCTCCAGAAATGGAAAAATCTAGCATTAGCCAAGGTGCAGCTTTTGATTGGGTATTCAGCCATTCTCCTTGCGTAATCATTATCCACAAAATAAGCAGGGTAAAACGCTACGTCAGTATATCCAACTTTATCAAGCACGCTCTTTTTATATAGACACATATTTTGAATGTCCATTAGCTGCATGTCCCTTACATCTTGAACAGGGCTGTAGTCTTTAAAATATTCCCAGGGCTTTGCATCAAAGTCATAGAACAATGCTTTGTCCCCATTGAAATACTGTCGTGTTTCAGGATGCCATCTCATCAAATCCTTTACATCATATTGTAATGCATTGATACATTCATACTCCGTCTCATCAGCCTGTCTTATCATGGAGTCAATACAATAAGGATATACCACAGTATCATTTCCCGCTAGTATAATATAGTCATAGTTATTTTCTTTCCACCCATAGTCATAAATGTCATTGATACTGTATGGAAACCCATAGTTTCTGTCATGTACTTTATACTTTATGTCTGGCTCTGTTTTTAGCCAAGCCAGTGTTTTTGCATCTCCAGGCTTACCAACTATGGTAAAAAAATCAATCTCATGCTCTGTGGTTTCTCTAACAGAGTCAACACATATCTTACTAAATTCCTGATTTCCAAATGTTACAAATGCAAATAATACTTTACTCATAATATCCTTTCTATCTCATTTACCACAGCAGACTCACTAGTCTGAGGAGACCAGTATTTCTTAAGTGGAAATGCGTCCCAAGAGTGAACAAAATGAGATGCTTCTTTACCGTAGGTAAATGACAAGCTCTTCTTGTTACCGTCCTTCCAAACATTTAGTGGATGGGCAAATACAGCCGGGCCGGATTTTCGTCCCACTATAACATCACAAAACTGAGCTAAATACGAAATCTCGTTCAGGTTGAACCCATCAACTGACTTCACTATGGAGTCTACTTCATACACATTATTAGGTTTATCGCTTATATCTTCTGTTATTACAAATATAATATCTGGATGCTTCTCTGCTACTGCTCTTATAATTCCAGTGAAAGGAAAGTTCTCAGCCTGCAGTGAGTACACCATACCATTACATATTAGAACCCTCTTTGCTCCTTGTGTTCTAGTAACAAATTCGTCTATAGGCTTAATATTAAAAGCCAAGGGGTCTGGATTTGGTATATAGTCGTATGCTGAACCTTTAAGCTGAGGCAGGCTTAGCTCCCTAAGAGTGTCATTGAACATTTGAAAGTTCTTTTCCACTACACACCCTATTTTGGGAAGAACATAGTTACTATCTCTACCAATCCATGTGTTAAAGAATAAATCATTAGACATAGTAACGCAACTTCTAGTTACATTCATTCTATTATCTAATGGAATATATTTTAGTTCTGGGATGTCTTCAAACATTCGTGTGTTCTTCTGATGTGAGTAGTAGTACTCTTTAGCAGGTACAGTCCTCATAACCTCTTTCACAAATTCACGACTTTCAAATAAATCGCCTGCCCCAAAGTGATTATAAAATACTAGATTATCATACATCTTTTACCATCCAATAGTTCAGAGCGTATCCACCACCACCATAGGCTTTTCTCCTAGTATAGTCACTAATCCAAAAACCAGCATCTAGAAATATGTCTGTGCATATTTCATTGTTCAAGTTAAGAGGATGCATATCATCAAGTCCTACACCATCTTCGTGAACATCAAACGACAGAAAACATTTTCCATCATCTTTCAAATAGTGATGTAGATTCTTAATACATGCTCCAAAATCGTAGCAATGGTCTAGAACATTTATAGACATAATAAAGTCTGCGGTTTCAGCAAAGTCTTCCATGTACTGTTCTAGAGGAATTGATAGCAGTACAGATGCTTCATGTAGGTCATTCCATTCTAGCTTAAGGAACTCGTCTATCAATGGGTCAATAGCTATGATGTGTGAACCCTCAAAGAACTTGCTTCTGAGAACACTTCCACATCCTGCATCTAATACGGTTTTACCTGCAAACTCTAAGGGAGAAAATCCAAACTCTCTCCCAAGCAGAGCTTCTGTTTCCTTATTAATGCTTCCATCTTTCCTGAAGGTTGATTTCTTGTGGAAGTCTAGCTCACCTGCCTGCGCTTTATTAGCCCAGTCATCATAATTTGTTTCTACTTTTATCATTAACTATCCTCTCCACTATTCATAGAATCAAAAACACTTATTATTTGTGCTCTTCCAAAGTAGGCTTGTCCCTGCCAAACAAAAGTATCTGACAGATGGAACTTCTCTTGTGCCTTTTTATATAATCCATTTTTGTTTGCTGGAATAAACCAGTGTTGAAATACAATTCTTTTACTGGCTATTCTAGATAGCTCTGAAAGCAGGTTGTGATTCCACTGGAACTTTCCATTATAAGGAGGGTCACATAGTACTGTTTCAAATGAATTGTCTTCAAAGAACTCTCTCATATCAGAAGCATCACAAATTATATCAGGAGAATTGGATGGGTCTAGGTCTACTCTAACATCTCCGAGCATTGACTTTCCAGAACACACATGCAAAGTCTTTCCTACAAATAAGCTAGGTAGAAAAGATTCAATGCTCTCAGGCCACAAGACCTTATTCACTGTGTATAAATGACTTGTTCCTGCTAGAGGAATATTTCCGCGAGTCTTGTGAATTCCTGGTTGGTTCTTGTAAGTCACTGTGCCCATTACTTCTCCATAACTTCTATATTATCAAATACATCCTCTGGAAGACTGTACCTCTTGAACTCCCCTAATCCAGCACCTTTCCTAACAAGCTCATAAGTCTTCGCTATCTCTCTCCGTTCCTCATAGCTTTTTACCAAAAACTTATAGTGCAAAATTCTGGCTTGAACGTACTGTCCAAAACCAAAAGGAGAAATGCAGTGTATTTTGTCTCTTCCAAGAGCTTGTGCCTTAGTAGAAAATCTTACCTGAACATCCGGATAGAGTCCATCATTTACTATAAAGTGTCTTTCATCTCCCCACAGATTTGCTCTGGGAAAGTGATACAGGCTGTGTCTAAATGTGTCTTTGGACAGCCACTCTGATAGTGTTGATGAAAAGAATTCGTCATCATCTAATCTGAATATGTAATCCCCACTACACTCAGATACCACAGAATCCAAAACGCTTTCCAAGTACCCAAGGGACTTTACTGGAACTACCTTGCTTGAGTATTCATAGGCTCTTTCTATTTGTATATCAGAACCGTCTACCCCTAAAACAAACTCAGCATTTCTTTGCTTACACCAACTAGACATAAGCGAAAGAAACCTTTCTGAGTAGGGTTCTAGCTTTGAAACACACACTAGTGATAGTTTAGGCATAGTGCTGTACTCCTAATATTGATTTCCAGTCTGCCCCATATTTCTCAG